TACTTAGCAGTTTGCCTATCTGGATATTTTTTCTTTGTCCTAGGATCTACTTCATCAGGGTGACCCTTTTTAACAGAATATGCTATTCCAGTAGGACCATAAGCTTTACCTTCTTTAAGTTTTATATAGCCATCAAGAACCTTTTTAATATCATCGGGTTTTCCAATTAGCTTTAATCCTTTTCCAGATTTGTTAATAGGTTTACCTGTGACATTATGTTTTTTCATCAGAGCTTGAAGAGCTTTATTTTTTGGATCTGCACTTTGTATTACTCCGCTTCCTGATCCAGCACCACGGCTATATTCTACAAATGTTTTCATCTTGTTATATCCTCTAATGATATATATATTTGTTGTTTAGTTGAAACATGATGTACTTTAAAAATAGGTTCACCGAATATATAATCTGTTGGAACAATTCCTTCATTGACTATAATTTTAGTTTTTTCTTTTGCTATAAGTTCACCGGTTAAAGGTGAAGCTATATCTTGAGTAAGAGAATATTCTCCAGGAAATATATTTCCTTTATCATCCTGATGCCATCTTTTTTCTTCGGGCAAAAATGAATCAGGTTCTATTTCCATTTTAGTAAGAATTGCTTCAAGCTGATCATTAGACAATTTACCATCTTCTTTTAATAAAAATAATGCAGCTGCATATGATGCAAGCCTTGACTTACCAAAGGGGAGTTTGTTAAGTATTCTTTTTAAATTAAAGATTAGTCTATGAAAATAGCTATATTCGCTTTTTTCTTCCGGTGTTTCAGGACTTCTGAGTCTTTTCCCGTCTTTATCGATTAAGCCTAATTCAAAAGCTTTCATCTTATTCCAGGGAGTTACAAGATGTTTTAAAAATCGATACGTGTAATACGTGTCTGCTGCTCTTGATATTATTCCCATTAGATTTTCCTCAGTACCTTTATAATTTTATCGTCTAGAGGTATACTTAAATGTTCTTCCTCTTTTAAATAATGCAAATATACAAGAAACGTTTTAAGTGCTGCGTGATGTTGTTCTTCAACTTTAAAGAATAACATTCGTGTTGCAGCTTTGATACCAAATACATTATAAATTATAATAATGTGATTAAGTATCAAGCGTTCTTGTAAATCATTATAAGCAGAGTATCTTTTAAAGAGTCTTTTAAGATACTTAAATCTTTGCATGTCATCTTTAAATTCTTCAATCGAACAACACTGCCTATTTCCATAATGATTAGACGCATATAACGAAAAGTTATTATTAGTTAATTTGTCAAAAAGTTTCATAATATCCCCAGGTAAATTACTCTTACCTGATTATATATTAATCTTCGATGACCTCATTTAACTCATCAATTAAATCAGATTTACTCTTACGTCTGTCAAGTTCAATTCCGTGTTGACGACCTAGAGCTTCTAACTCTTTTTTACTCATATCATCTATAGATTTAGATGAAGGAGATTCATTAAGTTGCTCTGCGACAGGTTCACTTTTAGCCATAGTAGTACCATTCCATGCAGCGCAATGCTCTGGAGAAAGGTTTGCACCTTTTAGCTTTTCACCATCTTCGGTATAGTAACCGTCAGGTTGAGCTATGGCTTCTGAAAGCCAACCCGGTTTTTGAATATTATATTGATTTGTCATGTATGCCTTCCTTTGCGATATCATTATTTACGAATATCTCTCAGAGTCCTAGGCTCTGGAGATTTACTTGCAACGGCCGAACCGTCTTGCTTTTCTGTAGGATAGTTATGAACTATCTTACCTTTAAACATTGCGTCTATAGCACCTTTAGTCATATCTGCCATCGCTCTAGCGTTATGACCATCAGTTTCGGCTTCAACCCAATCTGCTTTAGGTGATGCATCATGAGATGCTTTACCTGCTTCTTCTTTCATTTCAACTTCCTCATTGTAAGGGCCTTTGTCAGTAACAGACATTGGAGGCCTAAATCCATTGTCTCTTGCTTTTACAGCAGCTTCTATTTTGCTGCGCGCATGGACATTTCCTTCTTTTTGCTTAGAATCACGAATATGATAAACAAACATTTGCTTAGTGTCTTCGTCTTTCATAGCTTTACCAATAGCTTTACGCTTCTTGTGTAAAAACTTATCAGAATCGTCAGTATCACCATCGTTGTCGATGTCTTTGTCCTTACGATCTTTAAATTTCTTTTTAGCGGCTTTAGGATCTGCTTTATCTAATCCTTCACCATCGTCAGATTTGTCATTAGACGCATCTTCCTTTTTGGTTTCTGACATGCTCATGTATTTATGAGCTATGCCTTTAATATCATCTTCATCAAAATACATAAGTGCTCCCCTTAGTTTACATTAAAATCTGACTAGCTATCACAGTTGCTCCTGCAATAACTACTATCCAGAATAATCTATTTATAATCGAGATTGTTCTAGTGTTATCATTTACGGCTTTTTCAATTCGATCTAACTTATTGTCAAATTTATTCATCCTTTCGGCCATATTATCGTGATCATCCTGCAATGCGTTTATTTTCTCCTCTGCTCTTGCTAAGGCAATCATCATATCTGCTAGTTTATCGACCTTCTGCTCTATTCGCGTCAGTCGGTCTTCTACTCGGTCCGTAGGTGAATTTAAAGCCATTTTAGTCCTCTAATAATTTTATAGGATGCATCTTATTGTTAATCTTTTGCATCTCTATTTTACCTTGTTTACAAACCCACTGCGGTCCGCCTGATCCTTGATTCCTTAGTACTTTACGTTTAGTAGACAAACAGTGTGATAGTGAATCCCTAGGAGTAAATTCCGTAGGTGCTGGTTCACCACCCATAAACATCATCAGAATAAAGCCTGAAAATATTTCCATCACTTTTTCCATTACTCGTTACCTGCTCTGTTTCTTAAGCCGTCGATTTTATCTTCCAGCTTCTTAATCCTTGTTTCAAAAAACTCTAATGTCAACTTTTGTTGTTGATCGTATGGAGCTTTTCCCTCGTCAATATCCGTAGCGAGTTTTTCGAGTTGTCCAGCCAAATGTTCTATTAACATAAATTGTTCACTGTCGGCTGGAAGACTACCCATTTCTCCTCTAGGCCATTTTATACGAAATTCAGTGTTCTTTTCAAGATCACTGATCATTAAGGTTTGTTCGGTCTCGATTTTATTAAGTCTTTCGATTATCCCGAAATATGCCCACGTAGCGACTGCCACTCCTACTATCATGCTAATGATGTTTCGGAGTGGCAACGCAACTTCAGTATTTTCGTTCAATTTGTTCGCCATGTTGTTATTTATCAGAGATTGCTGCCATTGTCAATATTTTGACAGTACTATAATTTGTCAGTACAAATAGTCAAATTTTTGACAATTTTCGAATTTCAAAATCCTTTCTTGAAAATACTGCTAATATAAATGTCAATTAAGCATCCTTCCTTTGCCATATAGCCCATAGAATCCAGACAGCAATTAAACCCATTACTCCCTGTGAACCTAAGCTAGTTATCATTGCTGACACATTGTCAACTACGCTTAAACCCTGAGGCATAAAAGGCATATTGCCTAACCCCAAAACTTCTGCTATAATGACAAGTGCGGCAAGGCTAACGCCAACTTCTGCTAGCGCTGATGCCCATTTTTTGACAGTTGTTAAAACTTCCATTTACTTCTCCTTAAATTATTTCCGTAATATAATATAATTCGCTTATACCATTACGAACTTAATTCTTCTTACCTTTAGCTGCTAGGAATGCAGCGATAGCCATCTTATGTTTTTTCTTTTTAGACTTACCATCAAACTGAGGGGCATCAGATTTTTGAAAGTCTTTTACATAATCACCGGCGTCGCTATTCTTTCCCAGCTTTTCTAAAAGTTTTTTAAGTGTTATCATAGACCAAACATTTTCTTTAAGTGCTTTTTGATAATAGGTCTTGCATCACCCTTTGGATTTTTCATACCAGCTGCATTTAAATCGTCAAATAAGCTATCATCTCCTATGAAAAACGATATTGCGTCCTGTGCTTTATCACCGTCTTTACCTAAGATAATAGGTTTCTTTAAGAGTTTTCCCAATTTATTAGCAGAAGCTTTATCTGTTGCTACGTGCCAAGTTCCTTCACCCATGAATTCTCCGAATGAAGTTAACTTTGGATCTACACTTTCTTCAGCATTTCCTAATTGAGTTTTTGGATCCGCTTTGTAAACAGTTTGTAAAGCTTTAATTAATTTTGGGACATCTTTCATTGGCATACTAACATATGCATCTTTAAAACGTACTTTCTGACCAGGCATAGGCTTATCTTGAGTTATTTGAAGTCCAAAACCACTCGTTGCAGAATATCTAGTTAGACTGACATGTTTTGATCCACCTTTCCAATTTGTAGATTCTTCTAAGTTCTCATCTGACATTTCTTCTACTCCTTCAAGAGTCATTATGTTTATTTCGCCTCTTCCACCGGGTTTCCACTCAGCTACTTTAGCACCTACTTGTTTTGCTAAAAAACCTGGGTACTTATCAGAACTCATCCAGTTAGCCATACGAACTTCAAAGTTCTTTCCTTTTTTAGTAACCTTTTTAATACCTTTACGGTTTAGCCCAAGTTCATCCATAGCCATATCAAGATCATATCTTAAATCCTTAACGTTTCCTTTATAAGCTTCCATTCTTGCAAGAGAAACTTTACTCTTTGGCTGAGCTTCTCTGTTTGCTTTGGCTAAAGCTGCTCTTTGAGTTGGTGTTAATTTTTTAAGACGAGCGTGTGGATCGTCCTTTTTCTTTTCTTGGACACTTTCTTTAGCTTGATCCATGAGAGCTTTGATAGTTTTTACATCAACTTTCATTTTTTTAGCAATCCATTCAGCGGATTTGCCTTGTGAAATATAACCATGAAGATCTTTCATTCTACCTTCATCGAGAATATCACCACCTTGTCCTGGTGTCACGTCCTTTGTGTGATCGGTGTATTCTTTAGTACCAATCTCAAAGTATTCTTTGAAATTTTTCATTTAATTGCCCCTTCGTATTCTTTAAATGTTTTTGTTGCTCCTTCGAGTGGTTCGATTTGATCTAGCCATTTTCTAAATTTGCCTTTATCAGTTTCAATCAAGACATAATTACTTCCTAGTTGTAAAACTGTTCCAATCTCATGAGATTCTTTTATAACAATAAGATCACCCTCTTCATATAAGCTTCCTTCAACGTATAGTTCTCTTTCATCGGAAACCTTTTCGAGTTCTATGTGTTGGCGAAATTTATAAGATTCTTTAAGATTCATTCCTTTTCGTACATCGTTAAAAAGCTTCTGTCCTTCTTTAAATCCAGAAGGTAATCCTTTACTAAAAGTTTGAAAATCGTTATCTGCTGCTGCAGCTCTCATCTTTGAAGCTGACATTCCTGTAGCGCCTTCTGCGTCTGGATCTCTTACTCCTGCAGATACTACATTAATTCCTCCGTCAAAGTTATAAAAACCATGACGTCCTTTAACTTTATTATACTTATTTGCTAGTGTTTCATATTCAGTTACTCTATCACTTCCAGCTACTATAGTAACTTTATTAAAACCTTGATTATAAAGAGTAGACATTAAATCCATAATAGTCTTAATCTTTTTATCAATCATTACATTTCGTGAATGTTTTGGAAACATCTTTCGCATATATTTTATTTTGTCTTTATATGTCAAAGGATTCTTTTTAGGATCATTTGATTGAGAAGCATATATACGATATGTAGAACCACGAGCAGTTTTTGCAACTGAAGCAAGAAGTTTTTCATGGCCAATCGTCGGAGGGTTAAAACGACCCCACGCGATAGTCACGTCTTTAGTTCCTTCAGTTACGTATTGTGAAAATGATTTGAATTTATTTTGCATTACTCTGTCCGGCAGATGAAGATTTGGATCTAATCTTTTCCCTATCTTTTTTGCGGACTTTAGGTAGCAATTTCTTGGCCAATCTTTCGATTGCACCTGACTTACGTTTTAAAATCTTTTCGTAAGACTGCCTTGCAGAATAAGATAAATCTGATTTATCCTTGTTCTTAAGAAGCTTCTTAAGAAAAACGTTCCTAGCTTGTTTTTTAGAACGATTCTTTAAAACTTCTGGCGATGCGATTTTACGCATTGCTCTTTTTCGACCAAGTTGAATCTTTGCCTTATTTCTGCGAAGAGCCTGTTTCAATTTAACACGCTGTTGAATAGTTAATGCTTCATCAACTTCTTCAGTAGTATACCAATCTTTAAAATTTAACATATCTCTTCTTTCCGCAATTTCCATTAGGATCGGGACGCAGTGTCCCAGCCTTTTATAACATCAGGGCTAAAGTTATTTGAAGAAAACTCTAACCTATCAACTAATTTAACTGCACCTCCCTTAAGTTTATCAATAGCAACATAACCTTCTTCGCCGGTTACTTCAAAGCCATTTCTTGTCTTAATGAAAGTTTTCATATTAGCAAGTTTATTTAGTTTATTTATAATCTTTAGTTTCCCATCGACTATAGCATTCTGCAAATCAAATATCATTTTTAGGTTTGATTTGTTTTTAGGTGAAAAGAAGGACAACATTGCGTCCCTATCCTTCGCCTGTTTATCTTTTCCAGCCGATGTAGACCTTTTATCAATTTCTTTTTGATATTTGTCATTAATAAACTTAATGAGACTGTCTACATGTCTGGTTGTATTAGTTACTTTCTGTCCTGCTCTTACGTACTTATTATTGTGCGTTTCAATAGTCTTTGCAAGATTTTCATTTCGCTCAATTTCACGTAAAGTCGTCGAAGCGATCTTCTTAAATATCTTGCCCGCAATCGATAAAGCTTTAGTGACTTCCTTTGTGTCTTTGGCGGTGAATATCGCAGATCCAGATACATCGCGAACACGTGCATCATCGGCCCATAATCCTTTCTTATTCTTTAAATTGTCAACATTTACATCATAAGATGCTTTCATAGTTTCAAAACTATCGCCGTTGTATGCAGTATGAAATACTATACCAATGTTAGAAGATAATATTTTTTTAGCAAGTTTTGACTTAGAAGGAACTGCATATACAATAGTATTAGGATGAAATGTTATATAGCTTTCGCCGTTAATAGTATTCTTCTTAAGTTCAGATTTTGTAAACATAATATCACCTTGTATTACATTTTTAATACCTGCATCTTTTAATGCATCAAAGGCTGCTTTTAATTTATCAGACAAATCTCCGCTCGTATCAGCATCAATGTCTGCATGATTTTTATAAACCTTTGGAGACTTATTGAATATTCCTTTTTTAGCAACAAAGAACTTTCCGTCCATAGGATCTCTTCCTGCGAAAACTGCAGGTGCTCCATCCCATTTAACTGTGACGTCACTAGATTTACTAGCATTTCCAGCCAACATATCTCTTAAAGATCTTAATGCAAGTATTGCATCTCTTGCACCTTTCACGCCTCCATATATCACACGATCCTCTATATGAGTCATGTGAGTGTTTTTCTCTTCCTTGAGATATTGGTTGAAACCTTTAATCATCTAATTTAACAAGCTCCCTATTCTTTAAATGTTCTTCAGCTATGTCTTCTTTTGCCTGTCCCATATAACGAACTGCGTGGTGATTATCAACTAATAATTGATTAATGTTGTGTTCACCGCCATACCAGATTTCTCCAAGTATTCTACCAAATTTTCCTCTTTCATCTTTAAAAGTTTTTAAAGTAAGATCACCGGAGTTAGTCCATTTAACTAAAAAAGCTTTAGCTGCATTACCATATATTTTTTCAACATCATCTGATGTTCGTGATTCTGGTGTGTCTATTCCATACATCCTTATTCTTTGATCTAACATCCAAACACCAAATCCTAAGTCTACATCGACGTCTATAGTATCTCCATCAACAACATTAACTAATCTGCATTTATACTCGTACATAGGTTTATCCTTCCTTTACAACGATGTGAATACATGCATCTTCTGAAGTTGATGCTGCATAATTTACTATACCATTAATTAATGCATTAGCTTTACTACCTTTATTAGTAAATATAGCATATGCCGCATGAACAGCAGCATATTTTGCAGTCAACCAGATTTTATCTTTTTTAGATACTTCAGCTTCAAAATTATTACCAGCTGATCTATCTACTTTAGTAGCCATCTTCTTAAAATTAGATACGGCCTTTTTGTCACCTTTAGCTAATAATATACCTTGAGATTTAACGAAAGTATAGTTTGGAATATTCTCATTCATATATCTTTTTGCAAAATCCATGAATACTGTCCAACCAGCTCCGCCGGCTCTTGCTTTCTTAGACATTATTTCAAATTTTGAAGCTGCTAAAGGAGCATTAGCTCTAATATCCATTGTTCCATTAGGATCAAAATGAATAGTTGCAGACTTACTTGAAAAGAAATTTCCTCTGTTACTTTGTAATAAAACTTTTTTAAATTTAAATTGCGGCGAGTCTGCGCCCGCGGGAATCTGTGTAATTATCTTTGCTTTCTTTGCAACCTTTTTAAGTGATATTGGAACTAACCTTCGTTCATCCATGAGCTTCTTAATTGAAAGATTTAATGCAGATACTGAAGTAATATCAAGTTCTGCTTTTAAATTTAATCCTTTTTCAATAGCCCATATATCACCAGGATTCCATTTATCATCTTTTAATTTAGCTAATCCGCTATTTTTAAAAGCAACATCTTTTGCTTTATAGATGTATTGCATTTCAGACGAATCTCTATGAAACGTGTGTTTGTTATTAATATATCCTTCTTTTATTAATATCTGAGCAGATAAGTAAGCCGAGACGCCCCAAGATGCATCGACCTTTTCTAATATATCTTCAAAAGTAGTTTTTCCTATTGATACTTTATTTTTATATTTCTCTAAAACTTCAGGTGTAAAGAATTCAATAGGTTGTCCTTTATTTTTAAGTACTGCTGCATTCCAATAACACTGTTGTGATTCTACGTACGCAGTATTTTCGGTTCCTCCTCCAGATCCTTTACCCCCTCCAAACACCGGAGACTTAGCAATCTTTGAAGATGATATTGTACCACCATCTGTTTTATATAGAGTAAAGGCTTTACCTGGGCTATCCTCAAAGTCTTGTATAGAACCAAAGTTACGTTCATCATTAGCTAATGTAATAGTTTCGTTATCTATTGTAACAATGTCTGATTTATTACGAATTAATTTTTTGAGGATATTAATACGAGGTTCATTTGTCTGCGAATTAGGTTTATCCCATTCTGCAGGAGTTAATGGTCTCATGCCTTCCTCCAAGTATATTTTAAATTCCATGTTTCCAACTGCTATGTTGATTACTATAAGAGTATTTATACTTTTCGAACATTGATTCCTGTAACTTATATGCCTCTATTTCAAATGGTCTTTCTAAATATGGAAGACTAAAATCCATATATTCACCTCGTTCAGATTGTCTAACATGAACCATTTCATGAAATAATGAAGTAATAATATTTTCTGCAGCCATACCACGTCTCAACTCAATCTCATGAAATCCTTTATCAATCATCACTTGGTTTCCCTCGTGTTCAGGTAAATTTTTAATATAGATTTCAATTTCAAGATTTTGCTTACGAGGCATGAGGTGCTTTAAAGCAAACCAAAAAGCATCTTCAGCAAGACGCTTTTCTTTTTTAGTACCACCAATGATTTCTAAAGCAATCAATATATTCTCTGATTTGATCTGCGTCTGTAAACATAAGCGTCATACCTAACAGCATCAGATAACCTAATAGAACCGGCATGACGACCGTATTCTCCACCCCAAGTATACTTATGATAGTTAGGGTTATTTTTACCAAGACGACCTTGGCATTTAACATAGAACTGATAGTCCATATTAGCTCGTCTCAAATCCTTATTTAGATTTGAAACCATTTTCCTAAGATTGTCAAGTAGTTTCATATCTTCGGGATCATTTTTGTGAAATGTTCCGAGTTTATTAGTGTAATGTCTATAGTCCATTATTGTCATTGGCATTAAGCTTCTCCTTCAAATATATGCTCATTATAAAAATTCTTTGACACTATGCAGTCTAAACCATAACACCAGTGTCCATTCTCAAAATCAAAGACACATCTGTCTTTGTCTGTTTCAAAGATTTCCTTTACAGGAATTCCTTCTTTTTGACCAATCTTTTCACAAAGTTCAATCTTCGTGATTTTAGAT